ACGCGCTGGAAGAGAACGCCGCCGATCTCGTCGGCTGCTACCGTTGCGCCGCTTCCCGGCGTGTATCCTACGTTGTCGGCCATGGTCAGACGTACTGGAGGTAGATGTCGCCGTCAGCGCCGCCGGTTGGCGACGCCGTACCGCTGCTGATGTTTTGCGTTGCTGCGCTGCCGAGGCCGAGCGTCGTGCGCTGCGATGCGGCGTCAGCGTCATCAATCAGTGCGCGGCCTGCTGCGGTGCATGAGATTGTCTCGGGAACGCCAGTGCTTGGAGACTGGCGACCGATCAGCGTGTCGGTGGCGAGGTTCGCCATCTTTGACAACGTGACCGCGCCCGTGGCGATCGTAGTCGTGTTACTGCCGGCGGATGCCTCGACATCGCCAAGCAACTGGCTGCGCCTGATGCCGCTACCGTGGAACTCGACACCGTTGCCAACGCCGACTTCCTGCGGTGCCCCGGTGCTACCAGCGTGCCGGCCAACCAGATGGTGGCTGGTGATGTCCTGCATCTTGGCGAACGTGACAGCCGCATGGTCGATCGTCCACGTTGCGCCAGACGCCGAGACGGTAATGTCGCCCTTGTCGCCGTCCGTCACGCCGCCACCAGTCGCCGCCAGCGTGGTGCCGGTCATCGAAAGGCCCGATCCGAGCGTGATCTCTTGCACGTCGCCCGAGCCGCTGTCGCCACGGCCAAGCAGCCGCGACGCCGCCGAGACGTTCTGAATCTTGGCGTATGTCACGGCATCGTTGGCGATCGTCGCCGCGAAGCTGCCCGTGCCGCTGCCGGTGACATCGCCGGTCAGCGTGATGGTCTGATCGCCTGTGTTCGTGCCGCTGCTGGTGCCGCTGAACGTGCCCGACTGCGTCGCCAGCGTGCCAAGGCCCAGCGTCGTGCGCTGCGCCGCCGCGTCAACGTCATCGAGGATTGCTCGGCCTGCTGCGGTACAGGCAATCTCCTCGATGTCGCCAGCCCCCGCCGTGCTGCGCCCGAGGAGGCGATCCGTAGCGCTGACGTTCTGGATCTTTGCGTACGTCACCGCGTCGTTGTCGATCGTCCACGTCGCGCCGCCTGCGCTGACCGTGATGTCGCCCTTGTCGCCAGTGGTCAGGCCCGTGCCCGCCGCCGCCACGACCGCCCAGTACGTCGTCCACGAGCCGCCGACGCCCGGCTCGTCGCCCGCACTGCTCGTGTGGTCTAGGATGCAGACGTAGCTGCTGCCACCGTTCCCGACAACCTGCCCGCGATAGTAGACGGTCACGACCACGCCCCCTGGTACTGCGACAGGAAGATGCCGTCAGGAATGGTCCCACCCCACGACCCGGCCCATTGGAGATTGCCACCGCCCCCAGTGGAACTGATGACTTGCCACGAACCGTCGCCCGCCAAGAACTCGTCTACGTTTCCGCTGTAGACCAGCGACGCGCCTTGAGAGAACCCCAGCCGCAACACTTCACGACGGAGCACGTCGCCAGCCACAGGGATGTTCCTGGGCTGGTCGCGCTCGCCGCCGCGTCTGCTGCTTCCAGACATTACCAGAAGGCGACTGCGGTGGTGCCTGCCGTTGGGAACACGCGACGCGCCTTGATGGGCAGCCACAGCGACTGCGCGGCACCCGTGGTTACCGAGAACTGCGCGGTGGTTGCACCAAGAGCACCTGGGGCAACATCGACATCAATGCTCACCGTCGTGCTTGGGCCGACGTAGACCGCGTTGCACGGCGTCGGGAACTCGATCACAAAGCTGTTGGTGTTTGCTGGCGTAGCCGAGAATGCCGTCTCAACTGTCACGCCGTCCGCCTGCACAGAGGCGATGCGCCGCGACTGACCCGCGCACGGGCCATCAAGAAACCGCAGATTCAGACCCACTACAGACAGCGCGCCTGCACTGGCTTGACTGGTGATCTTGATGACGGTTGCCGTCGAGCTTGCCGTAACCGTTCCGTTGTAAGCGATTCCTACTGCTTGTGGCGTAGGGAACGGATGAGCCAACCCGTATGTGTGCTGCCCCACGGGATCGACGTTGTAGAGAGGTGCAACCATGGTGACTAAAGCTCCGTTGACGCTGGGCTGTTGTAGCCGCTGAACATGTTCATCACATCGGTCAGCGCGCTGGGTTCGCTCGTCTTGGCGGCGGCCAAGTTCTTGGCGGTCTGCGAGGACTGCTGCATGACCGCCGCCTGTTCGCGTGCGGCCATTGCCTTGTTGCGCGCATCGCGCAGGGCCTGGGCCTTCTCGGTCGGCACGATGATGTTCGGGTCGATGCCAAGCATGTCGCCGTAGCGATCGACCAGCGTGTCGGTGTCGAGCTTGTCGAGCACCTCGGGACGCATTTGCGCGACCGCGCCGACGTTGCCGATGAAGCGGTCCACCGACGAACTGCCAACGGCGCGCTGGGCCTGTGCAAGGACCGACACGAACTCGACGCCGAGGTTGACGCCGCCAAGCTCTTCTGGTGCCGGCGGGATGAGACCTTGCTCCAGCATCGCGTCGAAGGTCAGGTCGATCAGCGGCTCCAGCAGTTCGTTCTGCAACCGCTCCATGACCGGGCCGAGCATGAGCAGCTTCTCCTCGTGCCGCTCTTGGATCTCTCGCGCAGTCATGTTGCTGCGGAGGTCGTTCTGCATCATCAGGAACAGGTCTTCGTAGAACGACCGGCTGATGCGCGAGCGAACGTCTTGGATGTCGTTGAGCAGGTACTGGAGGTTGAGGTTCGTCTCAAACGCAGTACGGATTCCCTGCTGCTGCGGCGCGTCGTGGAACGTGACGCCGCCCGGCAGCATGTTGACCGCACGGCCCTGCATGCTGGTCGGGGCCTGCAACGGCGGCTGGGTCTGGTAGTCGATGCCCTGCGCCTTGCGAAGTTGCTCGTGCTGAAGCTGGCGGATGTCGGGCAACGCCTCCATGCCGGGGCTGTTGCCGTAGACATCGTTGGCGGTCACCGACCAGCGCGGAGCCAGCACCGGGAACTTCTCGAACCCCGACTCGCGCAGCACGACCGGCTCGTTGTTGCTTTGCTCGTAGTAGACCGAGCGGTACGGCATGTTCATCTTGTCGAGCTTCGACGGGTCGCGGTCGTAGCGAGGCTCGATGCAATGGATGATGGTGATGCCGCCTTCCAGCGTGCCACGGTCGTACAGCGTGCGTACTGAGTGCGAGCACTTGTCGTAGCCAAACTCGCGGACGACCTGGGCAACGGTCATCTCAAACTCGCGGTAGAAGACGCAGACCTTGCCCTGCGGGTCTTGCGACAGGCAGTACTCGCCTGCGGTGATCGGGTAGAGGTGGATCACCTTCTCGGGGTCAGGCAGCAGGATGGCGACGCCTGTGCCGAACGCGCCAAGCTCCTCGTACATGGAGTGCAGTGCGCGGTATGTGTTCGACCGCTGGAACACCCGCATCATGCGTTGCTGAACGTCCTCCAGCCAGATCTTGACCGGGTGGAACTGGTTGAGGTCAGGGTCTGGCGCGGCGAGTCGAAACCACGGGCGCGCAGGCGAAGTCGCTCCGGCCATCAGGCCCGAGTTGAGCGTTCGCAGGGCGCGGGTCGCCGTGTTGTCGTAGATGTTGGTCTGCCGCTTGTTGCCCTTGTTGCGATCGGTCGTGTAGTAGCGACCTGACCAAGGCAGCAGGTACTCGGTGATCTCGCGCCAGTGGGTGTCCCACGACGTACGCTCCGTCTTGAGCGAGCTATGTCGCTCTTGGAGTCGTTGGCGAAGCGTACGCTTGTCCATGGTCACTCACCCAAGAGGGTGTTCTTGCCGATGCGGTCCATTTGGTCACCGATGCGGGTGTTGCCGGTCAGCAACGTGCTGGCGGCACCTCGGCCCTGCGCGCCCTGTTCGCCGGTCAGCAGCGCGGCGACATCTGGGGTCTTCTGGTTCATGCGGCGCGACTCCATGTCAGCCTGTTCGCGTTCGCTCATCGCCATGCGCATGCCTTCGGCCTCTCCAGCTTGCTGCGCTCGAAACGCTTTCTTCTGGCCCTTGCGGGCGGTTTCGGCCTGATAAGTGGTCGCTCCAGCGGCGGCAAGAGCGGCACCCGCAAGGATGATGGTTGAGGCTGCTGGCATGTTTACTTCCTGTAGGAGTTCTCGACAAGTTGATAGCCCAGCTTGCCGTACAGATCCCCCACCTTTTTGCTGATGGATGGGATGCTGCTGACGATGACTTGGGCAGCGTCTTGGCCTTCGGCCCAGCTTTCAAACTGGCGCAGCATGCGGATAGCCGTCATGCCGTTTCGATTGCCCGGCTTCATCCACCACGCGAGTTCGGTTGCGACCTTGAACTCTGGGGCGCACCAGACTGGGCAGAGCATCCCTGCGAGGAAGCCGATCAGTTCGCCGTTGGGGTCTTCGGCAACGATGATGACGCCATGATCGATGACGTTGCCGAGGGTCGTGGCGAGGCTTTCGTCCGAGACGGCGACGCCCTTCAGCATTGGATGCTGTTCAACGAAGGGGCGGCCTAGCTCTACGAGAGCCAGGATGTCGTCGTGGGTGGCATACCGCATTCTCAGCGACGCTAGGTCGCCGGAAAAACACTCATGCACCCCGTCAGCGTAGGTCCATCCGCAGGATGTCGTACGGGTTGTACTGGGCGTTGTCTCGGACGTTTGCGCGCCAGTCTTCCAGCAGGGTTCCGGTCTTGGTGGTCTGCATGAGGGCCAGGACGTAGGCGGTGCCGAAGTCTGGCGACCGCCCCAGGCGTTCGTAGATTTCTTCGCGGCTGGCGACGGCGATGGTGGTGCCGACCGACTTCCACGTTGGCGCGCAGAGGTCTGCCAGCAGACGCGGGTCTGGGGGCAGGCAGATGCCGGTGTTGTTGGCGGGATCTAGGGATTCCCGCATCTTCCACCACAGTTCGCTGCGAAGGTTCTTGAAGGTGATGCGCCCGCTCTTGTCGGTCGAGCGCGCCGACTCGGCCACGTTGACGCCGATGGTCTGGTGCCCCATCTCCCGCAGGAAGTCGTAGGGCGAGCTACCGACGCCGATCACATCGATGTGGATCGGGGCTTGGTTGCGCTTGGCTGCCATGACCAGCGCGGCCACGGTCTGCCCGTCTGGGGTCTGGCTGCCTGGGTAGACCAGCGGCTGGTTGAACCACATGCCATGCCGGCGGGCGATGATGGTCTGGTCCCGACCGCCACGGGCAACGTCCACGCCCAGGCTGGTCATCTCGTCCAGCTTGTCGGGCATCTTCCAGCGGGCCTGTGCCGCTTCGACCCAGCCGGTGGGGATGACTTGGAACGGGTCGTCCTCCATGCCGGCGGAGAAGTCGCCGTACAGCATCTGGCTGCGCAGAGGCTCTGGCAGGCTCTGTAGCTGCGCCATGTAGCCCGTGCCCATCAGGTAGGGGTTGTCAGCGATCCGCGACGGGATGAACGTCCTGGACTGCGGCAGGATCTTTTCCGCCCCTGCCATGAACGGCTTGCCGTCCGCGACCTCGACTTCCTTGCCGTCCACCACGGCGAACCACCGCAGTTCGCCTGGGTTGGCGGGGTTCGGGTGCTTCTTGTTCAGCCACGGCGCGAAGTACTCGACCACCCATCTGCCCTCGGCGGTCGTGGGTGGGTTGAACGTAAACAGGGCGCGGCACCGCTGCTTTTGGTCGGTCGTGCGCAGCCAGCCCAGCAGGAACCGGACGGCCTCGACGCGCATGTTCGACGCCTCGTCAAAGACCAGCAGATCGTGTGGTCTACCCTGGTACTTGCGCTCTTCGCCGGGGTTGGGAAACGACCCGAACTCGATTTGGACCTGTGCCCCGTCAGGACGCTGGAACCGCCAGATGTGGTCCTTGCCGTTGTAGCCGTCCTTCGTCTTCAGGATCTCCCCGATCCGGTCGATGATGCCGACCAGTTCGGTTCCGTTCTGGCGGAAGATCCCCACCTTCTGGTGCTGGGTGATCGACAGGCCGACCGCGAGGTCCGACTTGCCGCCACCAGCCGCGCCGCCGTACCCAACCACATCGGCCTTGCTGTGGAAGGCCATCGTCTGCGGCCCAGGAAGCGGCCTCCACAACGTCGTGTCCGCCGCAAGAAGTTCGTCCAACTCCTTCCGCTTCTCGGGCGAAAGGCGCGCAAGAACTTCAGGACTGATCGTCGTCACACTCGAAAGCGTACTTGTGGCCGGCCTTCTTTGCAGCCTCCAGCCGCCCCTGAGCCTGCTCCATGGCCCAGTCCTTCAGCATCGCGCCGGCGTCGTTCGTCGCCAAGCACAGAACGTACAGCCGCGTCTTGTCGTAGGGGTTGCTCTGCCCCTCCAGCACGATCGTCCCCATGCCGGACATCTCGGACAGGATCGGGCCAACGGCCTTCCCGAACATCTGCGTCATCCGCTGGACAGCCTTCGCCAAGACCTCGTTGCCATTCGGCATCTCATCCGAAGCCTCGGCCAGAGAAAGCGTCTCCTCGTACAGCGTGTGCAGCAACTGCTCGCACGACATCAGCCAGTGGTCGAACTTCTCGCTCATCGCGGTCTCCCTACAGGTTAAGTCTGGGGGTCTCCGGCACAACGAGTACCGAAGCCCCCCAGGTCAGTTGACCCGTCAGAAACGAGCGAAACCAACGGGCTGGCGGCAAGATTACCAGCCACCACCATCCCACGCAAGCCCCTGCCCAAGAATCTCTCCAGCCCCACCCGTTTACGCTGACGCGCATCTGTTACGCCGAACATCGCGATTTGTTACGCTCGGCACCGTAACGAAACGCCTCCGTTACGTAACGTTACGCGTAACGCCAATCGGCAAGATTCTGAGAGCCGCCACACCCCAAAAACACCAGGGGAACACGGATTTCCAAGGAATCTCACCTACGCAGGCCAACTTCGGCGTTGAAAAAAGTCTCCCGGCATGGTACAGACTTCTACCTCAACGGCCCCAGTACGCACGCCGCTTGAAGAGCAGAAGCAAACCTCGCAACTCTGCTCTGCTGCTCCTCAGATCGCACAACAGCGATACTGACCCCCTCTCCCTTCTACAGAGAGAGCGGAGCGAAGCGCAGCGTCAGGTGCGAAGCACCGCATCCGGGAAAACGCAGCAACCGTCGGTTGCAAGGACTCCGTACACGCCCACAGCGTCACGCCGCGTTACGTAACGAAACGCCAAACGTTACGCGTGTTCGCCGTAACAGATGCAGTCAACCGTAACGGTGTAGGAGAGAACAAGCAGACCAACAACACGGCCTGCACTTGTACAAGCACCCAAACCACAACAGATTGGGGTACACCAACGGTTGCTTGCTACATAAGGTGGTACCAGGGAGCAGAACAACAGCAGTACCAAGATGCACGGCAGTCTTGCCGAGAAGATTGAGTTGGCTTGCCCTTGGGAAGGGGGGGGATAACAACCCGCGAGCGACCGCAAAAAGGGGGGTACCCCCACCCCACCCCCCTCGCGTGCGCGGTCGGGCGTTGCGCCTGCCCTGGCGTCGGCGCGGCATGCGCCCTAGCTTCGCCCCCTCGCCCCCTGGCGTGCTGCGCCCTGGCGTCCTGGCGTCGGCCCTGCCCCTGCCCTTGCTGCGCCCTAGGCGTCGGGGGCTGGCAGGGATGGCGCGCCTTGCTCGCCTGCGCTCGCCAAGATGGCGGCGATGCGAGCGGCCCTATCGGCGTCGGAGAGCACAACCGGCGCAGCTGGATCGCCGGCTAGCGTGGTGCGCGTTTGGTCGCCGTAGGTGGACGGATGCCACGCTCGGGCCAGCCGTTGGCGAGTCTCGATGCGCAGGCGTCGATGCGCCACGTCGTCGGGGTCGTCGGTGTCCCTGGCGTCGGCGATCCGAAGGCATTCGGAAGCTAGACGGTCCGCCGCATCGCGGCGCGCATCGGCCAGGGCGGCGGCGAACGCGGGGTCGGCCTTCCTCCGCCCCTTCACCACCCCTTCCGTCGGCATCCCCGGCCTTAAAGCTATCTCCGCCAGCGACTTACCTTCGCTCACAAGCGCGACCACCGCCGCCGCAAGATCGGGAGACCATGCACTATGTTGCACTTCGCCGGGCATGGCCGGCGATATAGTGCAGTTTCTGGCGCGACGATGCGCCCCACACTACGGGCGGGGCGGGGCGGGCCGCTATTCGTCGCCGTGTTCAAGATTCCACAGCTCGCATGCCTGCGCGTCGACGCGATCGACCTCGCGGGCAAACGCCTCGACTGCATCCTCTCGGAGCAGGTCGATCTCCTCGCCGGTCACCGCAGCATCGCTACCTTCGACGATCGAACCAACCTTGAGGGATCGCACGTTGCCGTTCCCGACCCCTTCAAGGTTGCCGCTGTGCCGCCACGACCCGTCGTGCAGGCGCACAGAAAGGTGGACGCCAGCCGCTGTGGCCTTGTACACGCGACGACCGAGCCGCTGGATGTTCTCCTCTCCCCAGTAGGAGAGGATCTCGGCAAGGTTGCCGGCGATACGTTCGCCGGCTTCGAAATCTTGCATCATGCGATCGTATTCCCTCTCATTCACGGTGCACCCCCTTCGACATCCGGGGCGGCTTCCCAAGCGGCTTGCGAGACCTCGCGCCACGCTGCGGCGATGGCGTCGCGGCGGGTCCGGTGGCCATCCGACCACACAAGGCCGATAGGCGCATCATCGGGCGCGAAGTGCCAGTCGCCGTCGTAACCCGCCGCGACGCCGTGGCGGGCGGGAAGGGCGGCCCGGCGGGCGTGGAAGACGCGCCAGCCCTGCGGCGGCTTCACTGCGCGCCCCCGATGCGGCCCCAGTGAGCCACGGTATCGGCGTCCGGCGTCCACGGCGTGCCGACCTCTGCGTGCCGTCCGTTGGAGTTCACCCGACGGGCGAGGATGCCGCCGCCGCGTTGCCGCCGTAGCTGAAGCAAGCAAACCCCGCCGTGCGCCCGGCGGTCATGATCGCGGGACACGGCCCCGGTGA